TAATTCTGGTCTTTCAATCTCAACTGCGTTATTTACGTTTGGTAGGGCTTTGTCTATTTCGGCCATTTATTTTTCCTTTTGTAATTGTTTTAACCTGTTTTAATGGAACTTTCAACCCTTGTGAGCTAGGACCTTTTAAAGGAGGGATTGTCGTTGTCAACTTTTTAATCATTTATCATATCCAAACATTTCTACTTTGTTATCAATTTCCTCTAATTCTTTTGATATTTCTTCAAGTTGTTTGTGAAAATCATCCTCAACATAAAAGTCCACATCTTCTCCACCTTCTCTTGCTGGATATGCTGTTGCTTCTTCATACTCATCTCCTGCTTTAACAATTTTTTGTGTTGAAAGACCTTCATCTATTATAACGTCCTCACCTGTTTTAACTTCCATTTCTACTTTGTTATAAGAAGATTCGCCTGGAACTGTTGAATTTGTTTCAAATTCTTTTGCAATTCTAAAACTACCATCTCCTTTAAGGGATGTAGGATTATGGTATAGTGTAACACCTTTATATGTATAAACTTCTTGTCCATCTAAAAAAGTACTTGATGAAGGTTGTAATTTTCCTCTAAGTCTAATTACGTTTCTAAGATTATATAAATATTGTGGAATACCATCTGCAGTTTTAGCAACGCTTGTAACCGCCTCTGCTGTTTTAGCAATTTTTGGTAATTCACTTGATATACCTAATAGTTTAGCAAGACCAATTGTACCAACTGCACCACTTAATTGTAAAAATTCTCTTCTGCTCATTCCCTCAGCTTTAGCCATTGCATCAATTTGTTGTTCTATTGTTTTTGCCACTTCTTTTGTGGGTTTAACTCCTTTTGCACTAGCAAAAGCTCTTAATATTTTTAAACCAGGAAATATTGGTGCTACTAACTCTCCACCAAGAGCTGTTGTTTCTCCAACTTTAACCATTAATGAAGAATCTCCTCGTTCTATCATTTTCTTTTTCTCTTCATTCATCAATGTATCAAGGCCTACTAATTTTTCTGTTGATGTTGGAGTTATGTTTTCTAAAAAATTTTTAAATATAGGTCCCCCGACAAATTTTACATTATCTTCTTTTGTTGTTTCACCATAGTCAAGTATCTCACCATCACCCTCTCTTAAATAAGATGATTTAACTTTAAACATTGGTTTTTGTAATACATCAGAAATTAATTTACCTGTTGCAGGTAATACTCTTACACCAAACTCACCAATTCTTGATAATGTTCGTACACCTAAATCTGCAACGTATGGAATGTTTTTATAATCCAATAAATCATTAAATTGTGCAATCTTAGATTTACTATCGTCAAAGGTAGTTGGTGTGTCATCAATAGTTACACTATCAATGTTATTAAATTTAAATTCTAGTTCGTTTAAGAAATCATCGCCTTCAGGCTCATTAGGTCCTCTTGGTGAACCGTTTTTATAATTAATTCGGCCACCATTTGCAAAATCATATAAAGGTGCTGCTGTTGTTTTATCTAATCCTACTTCTTCAAAATCATCTGTCATTTGTGCTAAATCTTTTGCTCTTTCTGCTAAAGCAAATTCTGGATCAACTCTTCTTCTTGCATTGTTAAGTGCTATCTCCGCATCTCCAGATTCAAACGCCATAGCTTTGTCTAATAAATTTAACTCTAAACCTTGTTTTTCAGCAGACTTTACTGCCGTAGAAAGAGCAATAGGTCCTATCACACCATAACCCAGCGGTTTTAAAACTTTACCAAATACTTTTGCTCCTTTACCAATACCTGAAAGAATTTTTTCTTTTAAAGGTCTATTTTTTTTTAAAGACGCTATAACATTTTTTAAAGGTTCTGATTTTGTTTGAATTACAAAATTATTTTCTTTTGCAAGTTTTTTTATGTTTGCTTGAGCCTCTGGAGAATAATCTTTAAAATTTTTAACAAATTTTTCAGGATTTAAATTTTTACCTGTTTTAATTATAGGAGAATCTACACCTGTTTCTTTCATAAATCTTTTTGAAATGGTATTAAAATCATTTATCTCTTTTGCAGTTGCAGAATTAGTTTTTATTTTTTTAATTAATGCAGAAAAGGGTTTATCAATAGTATTAGCTTTTTGTTTATTAATTTTATTTTTAATAACCTGAGTTGCCTCTGTGTAACCAGGAGCATCTTCAAATGTAGATGAAAGACCAATAGCTTCATCTATTACGTTACCTTTACCTTTTATTAAATTACTTAACACTCTTCTTAAATTTAAAGTTGTGCCTTTTTTAAGATTTAATAAATCATCTCTTATACTAAATTTTAAATCACGTATCGCTCCTTCTTGAAATCCAAAACTACCTGATTTATCTGCAATTGAACCTAAGATTTCTGTTGCTTGATTAGTTGAAGGATATTTAAAATTAGGTATGTTTAAATTATTTCTTGTTCCGGTTTTTAAAACTTCAACATATTTTGTTATATCATTTCTAGTTTGATTCATAAAAGTAACACTTTTTGATGCACCTTTACCATAAAGTTGTTCTGATAATTCTTCTATGTTAATGTCAGGATCTAATTTAAATTCTTCATTTAATCTTATTACTGCTTCAAAAGTATTAGTAACTGCTTTTTTAGCTGCTGCTAATCTGCCAGCAGTTTGTCTTACAACCTTACCAGAAATTTTATTTAAATTAGGTATTTCATCTTTTATAAGTTTTTTTATTTTTAATTTATCAAAAACTTCTTTTGACACTGCACCTGAAAGATTTTTAGTATCTCCTTTTACATATTTTAATAAATCTCTTGCTAATTGATCTAGTCCTGAAGAAGCTCCTTGTACTTTACTAGTTTTTGCAAACCATTCTTGAGGAGTAATATTAGGATTATCTTCAATTACTTTTAATAAGTTTTTTATGTTTTCAATACTTCTTCCTGTTAATCCTTTTATGTTAAGAGAAAGTGTATTACCTTTAAATAAAAATGTTCCGTTGCTAAAATTCTGTCTCATCATCCCGCCATCTGCTGCAGGGTTACGTTGACCAAACTCAAATACTGATTGAGGTGTTTTTATTTCTGGTTGCGGGGCCTCTGATGCAGGGAACAAGGTCCCTGGACCGTATTGATCGTTTATTTGTTTAATAATCTCGTCAGTCTCTGCACTAGCAAAATACTTCTCACCTAGTTTAGGTGTTTCCACATCGTCTAATGCTCCTGTTCCTAAGTTTAGTAAATATTTCATTATATTATGCCACCTTGTGCTAAATTGATTATGCCTCCTTCAGCATTATCAGTTTTCTTTTTATTAAGAAACTTTAATTTTGTTAATTCTGTAACTCTATCTGTCGGTTCCATTTTTGATATGTTTAATGCCTCCTCTCTTGAGAGGAAAGGATTGTCTTCCATAAATTTAGCAAGTATGTCTATATTTCCTGGGCCTTCTTTTTGTGTAAAGAAATCTAACGTATCGTCACCGTAGACAACGATTTGTTGATCTTTAGGTAGATCACCACCCAACTCTTTAAAGACATTCTCATTCTTAGCAAGATCTGGGTTAGCTTTTAGTTCTTCTATAAAACCAGGAAAAGTTTTTCTAACATAAGGATCTGCATTAGGATCTTTAAGTGTGTTTTCTAATCTTTGGATTAAGTATTCTGCTTTAGTAAATTTACCTTCTCCTGCTTTTGAAGGTGCATCAGTAAAGTCTGTTTCTTTTAATTTAACTGAAGAAGGTCTTTTAAGATTTTGTAATCTTAACTTTTCAAATAACTCTTTTTGTTCGTCAAGAGTACCTCCTTTTGTTTTTGCTATTTTTATTGCAGTTAACGCGTCTTCTGAATCTCTTAAAGATTGTTGTAGTAATTCATAATTAGAATTATCTTTGCCCGGCATATTTTCTTTTTTATTTTTTACCATGTTTGTATATTGGTTTTCCATTTTAGTTAAAAAAGGTATTTCTTTTTTAGGAAACGGAAGTAGATCACCTTTGTCTTTAGGAAAAGTTAAATCAGACAAGTCACTAAATAAATCATTCTGTCCTATATTAACACCAAAGAAAGGCTCTTCCGATTGTGTTTTCTCATACAGTTTATATTTCTCAGGGTGTGTTCGTTGAAATGATTCAAGATATAACTTCTTATCATTTGCTTCTTGCATAACTCTATCCATCATTTGATCTGGTGTTTTATAAAAAGGACTGTCTCCTGATTTAATTGTTTTAATAGAATCATCTATTTCTTTAACACGTTCAAGTAATTCATCTGGTTTTAAATAATCTAAAGCATTTGCTGGTCCATTTACTTTAAAGGGTAGATAGTCATTATCTTTTAAAAATTTAATCATACCCTCTGGTCCTTTAAGAGGAATGTCTCCACCTTTTAATGCTGCTTCGTTAATTGCTTTATCTAGATCGTCAAATATTTTTGAACCAAAGTGGTATTGTAAAACTCTATTAGGATCAGGTGCAAAAAAATCTGCACCACCGTGGTGATACTTACCTGCTTTTATTGCTTCATAAATTTTAGGGTCAAGGTTAATGATCCCTGCTTCATGGAGCTTGGGCAAATGATAACCGGCTAATGTTCTATACATTCCGACATCGCCTTCATAAGCACGGCCCTCATATAATCTTTTCATTCTTTTATCATTTGCAGCTTTTTGGTCTTTTAAAATTTGTTCTTGATTTTTTGTAGTTTTTGTAAAGTCCTCTAACTTACCTCTAGTTTTTTCTATAAATTCTAAAATAGCATTACCCTCACCACTTAATCCTGTACTTTCATTGCCAAGAAATCTTTTGTTCTTAACAAATGCTTGGTATATTTCTTCTACGTTTTGTCCTTCGCTTGTTAAACCTTTTTCAATATCTTTAAGTACAACTTTTGATCTTTGTAAAACACCAAGATTAAAATTAAGATTTTGTTTTTGTAGATCACTTAAAGTGTAACCCCCTTCTCTAATAAATTCTAAAGTTTTTTGCCAGTTAAGTTTTTGATCTTCAGTAGATTGTCTAATCAATGAATATCTATCGGTAGGATCTAATGCTTGAAGATTGTATTTACCAACCTGACCAGTTTGTGTAGGGTCCGTGATCCGTGATCCAATAAGCGGGAAATCACCAGCAACTTTTCTAGTTATTGGTTTTAAAACATTTGATGCAACGTTATCCACGCCACCTTTAGGCATTTCTTTACCTACAAATTCAAGAGCTTCCTCTTTGGTTTTACCCATGCTCATTAAAATTCTTATAATCTCGTCCATTTAATAATATACCTTTTCTCTGTACTCTGTTATCTCATCTACATAATCTTCAGGGTGTTGGACAAAGCCTCCTTGTCTGAATCGCATAACAGCTTGAGTCATACTATCGACTAAGTCATCATGATCGCCGTGTGGGAATGCTGCGCATTCCTCAATAACGTCATCCGCAAAATTTTGTTCAGGAGCCCAGATCATTCCAGACTCAAATAAAGGTGCGCATGTATTTACTCTTGCATGCTTATCATTTCCTCGGCTCGGTGTAAAGTTAACAACTGGAATATTCATTTGTCTTAATTCGTAAGTTAAAGGCATTCCAGATGCTTTCCCCTCTATAATTACAGTTTCAGGGTGCCAATATTTATACTGCTCAAGAGCCTTACGACGTAGTTCTGGAAACTCTAAACGTTCTTTAACAGAATCTAATAACAGTAGATTAGGTCCAGAATCGTTGTCAGGATAAAATACACCCCAAGTAGTTATAGCACTATAATCTGCGGTTTCTTTTTTAAGAAAAGCTGTGTCATAAGATTGTATTACATGATGAAGATCTGGTATCCAATCGTGTTTCCATTTACGCCACCACTCACGTTTAATAATTGCACCTTCTTCAGATGTAGGTTTTTGCATCCATTGTGCGTTCCATTTACCAACGGGTAGTGTTGCTTTAACTTTCTCTAATTCATCCATTTTCCAATACTCAGGCCACACGGGTTTGTCTTTCCCTGGTCCCTGTTCCAAGATTGCTGGAAATTCGACCACGTGCCACTGATCAGCTTTAGGTTCTTTTTGTTTTGCAACCAACATACCTGTTAAATCTTTTGTAGACCATCTAGTCATAACACAAACAATTTTACCGCCGGGTTGTAAACGCTGACGTGGACCTGACGTGTACCATTCGTAAGCTGATTCCATTGCGGTCGAGGACATTGCATCTTGTTCCGAATGCGGATCATCAATTATTAATAAGTCAGCACCCCGTCCAGTGATTGCTCCACCGACACCTGCAGCGAAATATTCGCCGCCTTGTGCTGTTTCCCACCTCCCAGCGGCTTGACTGTCTTCTCTTAATCTTGTTTCAAATATTTTAGAATACTCATCACTATCAATTAGTGTCTTGGCCTTACGACCAAAACGAACTGCAAGTTCTCCTGTGTGAGTTGCTTGAATAATTTTGAGCTTTGGATTACGGCCCACCATCCAAGCAGGAAGTAGAAATGATGCAAACTCAGACTTAGTGTGTCTAGGTGGCATGTTTACAATTAGTCTGTTTATCTTGCCCTCGGCAAGTTCATTAAATTTTTTTGCAATATGTCTGTGGTGAGCACCTTCTACAAACTCTGGCCATACACATTTTACAAAACTTAAAAAATCTTTTTTAGCTCTATTTTGTATTTTTTTTTCCGCATACATTACTTGTAGCGTTTTAAATTGTTTTCTTACGTCCGAAGGTAACTTACTTACGTCTACGTCATTTATTTCCATAAAAATTTTTTATAATTTTTTTTGCACCTGTATAGGTGTTCATAATGAATTTAACAGCCTTATCTGTCTAAAACAAGCAAATTATACTAAAGCAGTGGGACCCCTTTTATATACAAGGGGTATAGGGGGTAAGTAGTATAAAGCTATATGGTTATTGGGTCTGGTACCTCTATTGATTGTGTGTAGGTAGGTGTGTGTGACCCAACAGGGTCACACATGTATGTAACTCTGTTAGTCTAGTAATGTCATGTATGCTGCTGCATTCATTCTACTAAACTTAGATAGTTTCTTCTGCATTGCAGAGTACTCCTCGTCTCGTTCGTGTTCCTTGATCTCGATGTATAACTTATGCTCATCTGGTGTTAGCATTGCTGATTGACCAGAGTAAGGGTTCGTTGCCTTGATCTTTGTATCAAGTTTAATGTTGCCCTTATCATCTGCCATCTGCTCTAACTCCTCGATCGGTAGGTTCCACCATGCTGTATTTGTTGTCATATGTTCTCCTGTATTTGTTATAGCCTTATCCTATACTATCCACCATTATTGTCAACTGCTATTATCTTGGTTTCCATATAGTTTCTGCCACTCCAATCGGTTGCCGGTTCCTTGGTCACTTGAATCGGTGTTTCGAGCGCCTCGGTCCTTGGCGCAATGGCTATAATTTCTCTTACATGTTTATTAGCAAAGTCATTGTAACAACCTTGACTACAAAAATAAGCATAAAAAGAACTGTGAGTCCATGTCTGTTCTTTTACTTTCCTAGTTCTTAGGACCTTGCTACCTTTGACACCTCTTATTCTATCCTGTGTATGAGAAGTATGGCAGTTAGGTCCATGACACCAAACAAAATTACTCATGATTGTTCTCCATTGCTTTACTTGCTGCAATACCTAAAACTTTATGTATTGCCTCAATAGATTTCTCTAAGACTTTAATTCTATCTTCTAAGAACTTTATTTTCTGTCGTTCAAATTGCTCAGCCTTATTCTTAGTGTGCAATTCAAAATGCTCATCTGTTAATTGTGTCATGATTGTTTTCCTTTGTTAAAAGATTTAGTCAATTGCTCTTGTCTAAAAAGTTTTCTGTCTGCCTCGGCAATTTCCATTTCACACCATATGAAAAGTAAAAAGCCAATAATCATTATTACTACACC